ACTGGGAACGGAAACGCACGGCGCAAGGTTGCCGAGATTGTCGAAGCAGGCGCCCTGGTTCAGCCGGTTGGCAGCGATCGGCAGCATCGCCAGCGTCTCGCCCGGCGGGGCGATCACAGCGCGGCCGGTCACGTCGTTGGTCTTGTCCCAGTTCTCGCGGAGCTGCGCGGTCAGGTCGGATAGAACCTGGTTGAGGTCGCGCGCGGCGACGCCACGGCTTTCCGAAAACTGCGAGGTCCGGCGCGGCCGCCGCGCGCCGACGATCTGCACGGTGCCGGTCTGGGCCTGCGTAAAGGTCAGCACCGCATTGGTGATCGGCCGCGGAATCGTGGCCAGCGAGCCGGTCGGGCTGCTGATGGTCCAGTTGCCGGCCTGCGGCAGCCGGACGCCGTTGACCCAGACCTCGAGCCAGTTCGTATAGTCGGTCGAATCGCCGAATAGCTGGAAGCCGACCGCGCAGACGCAGGTCGAGGCCGAGATCACATAGACGGTTCTGCGCTCGGTATCGGGCAGCGCAGGCACCGGCGGCGGGGCCTGTGCGAAGGCGGGGGCGAGGCCGGCGGACAGAGCGAGGGCGAGGGCGAGGATCAGGCTGCGGATGTGTTTCATCCGCAAGCATGGGCCGCATCAGGGCGGCGTCTCGCAACGCACTAATGCCCCTGCGGTTTGACCTTCATTTCTATGCCGAACGCGTCGTTCCCGGCCGCCTCGACCTGGTTGAAAAGGCCGCGCAAATAGAACACGTTTTGCCCGGCCACGAGCCGCCGCAGCGCCTTGCTGTCGCTCTCGCTCCACTCCGATGGCTTGGACGCGGCCGACGCCACCGACAGGATGCCGCCGATCTTGCCCGCGGTCGGACCGAGGATCTGATCCATCGCCGAGCGCGAGGCGTAGCGGGTCAGCGGCTTATCGGCGCCGATCATACGGTAGACATCGACCCCGCCGCGGGTGGCCTTCGATGCCAGCGCATTTGCTTCTTCGAACCATCCCAAAATTCCGCCCTTGCTGATCGCCTCCTTGATCCAGTCCTGCGGCTTGTCGCTGGTCGGCTGCCCGCCGGTGAGGCTGCCGATCTTGTAGGATAGCATCCCGAGGCCCATCGAGAACATCATGCCCTGCAGCACCTGGGCGTCGCGCCGCTGCAGGTTGGAGATCAGGATGCGCTCGGTGGCGGCCGCCGTGAACGATTTGAACTGGCCGACCACGGACAGGATCGGGTGGGACATCCAGAGCGGCTTCTCCTGCCCGGGCGTGATCACCGAGATATCGACATCGCGCGCCACCGCGCCTTCGAATACGCGGCGGGCTTCCTTGTCGGTCCAGTCGGCGGTGTTCGGCAGGTGCACGCCGTCGCGGACCTCGCCGCCATCCTCGAACGCCTTGGCGATCCGGTCGGCCATGTGCGGCTCGATCCCGCTTTCGCCGAGCGTGCGCAGCTGCCGCGCCGTGATCTTGCCTTCCGCCGCCGCCTTGGTCGCGCGCAGGATTTCCGAGCCCGAAACCAGCGAGGCGTTGACCTTGGCGAAGTCGGTCCATGGCGCCAGCATGTTGGCAAACTGGAACTTGCCGGTCGCCCACTGCATGGTGCGCTCGACACGCGACTGCGGATGATAGGTGTCCAGCGTGTCGGTGAGCGCGTGGTGGCGCGAGGCCAGCACCGATTCCACCGCAATCCCCATGGCGCGATACTGTCGCCCGGCTTCCTTCCAGACATCGGACTGCCGGGTCAGCATGTTGAAGAAGGGTACCCAGGCATCATTGAAGGTGTTGACCATGCCGTGCCGCATGACGACGCCCGCCATGTCCGGCAGCGACGAAAGCGCGGCCGAGCCCATCGAGGTCAGCACGTTGTAATTCTTCAGCACGGCGGCGGCGCGCGCGGCGTTGCGCATCGGCTGGTCGGCCGAGATGCCGTAGACGCCGCGGATACGATCGCGCACGGCGGCGAGGTCGTCGATCACGCCTTGCCGCTCCTTCTCCAGCCGGGTCCGCTCTTTCTCGGATTTGGCGGCATCGCTCAGCGCGGCATATTCGTCGTTGATCTTGCGGAATGCCTCGGTCATCCGGGTATCGCCGAATTTCTCGGTGAGCAGCACGTCCGGCACCATCGTACGCAGATGGGTGGCGACGATATGCTCGATGTCGTTGTCGAGAAAATCGCGGATCGTGGCGTCGGGGATATTGAATTCCCGGGCGGCCAGCGCGCCCCGGGGCTGCTCGCCGCTGCCGCCGAACGCGGTGCCGTGTTCCATGCCGAGGTCATAGGGCAGCCGGCCGTCAGGCGCGCCGATGATCCGGTCGGTGATCTCGTGCGCGCGGCTGCGCAGCTCGTCACGGGACAGCGTGCGGTCGCTTTCGAGGATGCGGCCTACTGCGCGATCCACGGCCTTGTCGGCGGATGACAGCCGCTCGCCCTTGCTGCTGGATTCGCCGGCCGCAATCTTCGCCTCCCGCGCCTTCTCCGCTTCCGCGCGAGCCTTGAGGGAGGCTTTGGCCTCGGTGGTCGATTTGCCTTCCCACGCCCCGATTTCCTTTTCGATCTTCGCCCGCATTGCATCGCGGTTCATAACTTCTTCGGCAAGATGCTCTTCAAGTTTGGCGATCTCGGCATCCTTGGCTGACGCCCTGTCTGCCAGAGCGTTTCCGCGACCGCGGATTTGCGTTTCGAAAACCGCACCGCCTCGGGCGTTTTGGATGCGCGCGGCGCGCTCCTCGCGCAATTCCTTCCGCAGCTTTCGCAGTTGCTTCTGCTGGGGAACGATTACCGCATTGATGTCGGAGCGCGCGTCCTCAAGGGCAACCAGTTCATCCGCCCCGAGATTGAACCTCATGTCCCTTGCTTCGCGGGACGCCGCTCGGATTTCTTCCCTGAAATCAGCGATCACCTTGTTCAAATCGTCGACGTAAACGCCTGCGGCGTCGACAACCTCGACGGCATCGCGCGCTTCCCGCATGCGCTGGCTGACGCCGCCTAGACGCCGCACCAGATTATCGGCCTCCCGAATGTTCGGGAACATGTCTTTCTGGTCGCGGATTTGATCCCGAAGTTCATCCAGCCTGGCGAGGTGCGGCCCAATACGATCCTCTACCCGTCGGATTTGAGATCGTAGAACGTCAAGGGGCTCGGAAAGCTGGGTAGATCGGTTTAACGCAAATTGATTGAAGCGCCGAACCTCTTCTTGCCGGGTCTCGATGGTTTCTAGCGATGCGCTGCGGGTATCGATCTGGCGCTCAAGTTTTGCGATCGTGTCCTCGTGGGACTTCATCGCCCCGTGATAGAGGCCGATTTTCTCCTGCGCCTGGACCTTGGCCTGCTGGTCGCCCTGCAGCCAGTCGGTCACCCGGTCGACGAACTCCGGCCGTTTCGCCGCGATGGCCTGCTTGTTGTAGAGCCGCTGCACGTAGCTGTCGGCCGTCTTGACGTCGACGCCTTCCGGCAACAGGCCGAGGTCGATCGCCCGCTTCTTCATCGGCTCGAAAATCTTGTTCCGGACGTTCTGCGCGGCCATCTGGACTTGCGGAATTTCGTGGGTATCGCCGCTGCGCAGCGTGTCGGTCACCGCCTCCTTGAACTGGTCATAGGACATCTTCCCTTCCGGGTTCTGCCCGAGCATGTCGCGAACGGCGCCCTGAATGCGCGGCGCGGTGACCTCCTCGCCGAACCGGTATTCCGAATACAGGCTCGACAGGTTGTCGCCGACGTCCACCTGCCCCTGGTTGATCATCAGCCGGGCCTCGCGGTCGAGCGCCGGGCCGGCCGTGGTGACGCCGCCCTCGAGGTTCTCGCGGGTCAGCAGCGGCGTCTCGGCGAGGTCGGCAGCCGCCCGGCGCGCCGAAACGCTGTCGGCGCCGAACAGCCGCTGCATCGGCGAGGTCTTCTCCACCACCGTCCGCACGCCGGGGATTTCGGAGAGCCCAAACGGGACGAGTTCGATCTTCCGGGTGTCGGCCGCTGCCGCGCCGGCGGCCATGGCTTGGCCGGTGCCCGCGGGCGCGTTCTCGTTGGCCGGGATTTCCCCGGGCATGATTGGCGCCTCGCCGGTATCAGGGTTCCCAGCGTGCGCGTTGATCGCCGCCCGGTCCTCCCGCAGCTTGGCCTCGATCGACGCGCGTTCCGCCCGGCCGAGATACGCCGCCGCCGAGCCGCCGATCAGCGCGGTCAGCATGGTTCCGGACGCGACATTGATCGCCGATTCCTCAAAGGTCCTGGTCTGCTGGGTGGCGTGCAGCAGCGCTTCCTGAGCCACCGTCTGCATCAGCCCGGCCTTGCCGAGCTCGACCGCGGCCTTCTGGAACGATAGCCCGCCGCGCACCGCGTCGACGCCGACGCCACCCGGCAGCAGCAGCGTGGGATCTAGCAGCCCGGCGCCCATCTGCGCCACGAAGCCGATCACCCCGCCGGAAGATAGTATCTTTCGATCCGTCTCTTCCTGGTCGATCTGGCTCTTGATCGCGAGCGTCTCCGCCGGCGACTGCGAGCCGACGAAGGCCTGCCCATGGGTCAGGAAGTATTTGTTGTCGCCCCAGCCCTTGATCTCCTTGACCGGGTTGTAGTCCGGCACCGGCGCGTAACTGCCCGAGTTCCGCATATATTGCAGCGCAGAAACGACGCTGTTGCTCTGCCGAAACGCCGCGCCCCAGAGCGCCTCGCCGCCGTCGGTGGTCTCGGGCGCACGCGCCGGCACCCCGCCAGTCTCGGTGCGGAGGCCAAGATCGGCTTCCGGGGCAACGTCGATGGCGCTCATGGAAGTGGCATCCCGGTGCTGAAGTTGCGCTCCTGCTGCGCCGTCTGCTGGGCGGCCTGCAGCTTGGCACCATACTTGCTGATGTGGTCAGCCGGATCGAAACCCACCCGGCCGGGCAGGATGTCCAGCGTACCGTCCTTGCGCTTGATGGCGACCTGGTAGGACGGCGGACGCCCCCCGGCGATCTCGGCCTGGGTCTGACCGTCGGCGATCATACCGGCCACGCTCCAGTTCCGGGATTGCACGACACCGCCAATTCCGACCTCAAGCGTGCGCGGTCCGGCCGAGAATTCCTCACCAGCGCGTTTCGTCACCCAGGCCGTCAAATCCTGTTTTAGCCACTCATGGGAGCCGTCAACCTGTGGATAACTGCCTTCTGGCGGGTTTTTCATGATTTGGTTGCCAGCGGCCTGCGAGACCGCCCAGGTCGATTTCAGCCGCTGCACCGCCAGATCGGAAGCCTTGTCGGCATCGACGCCATAGGTCCGCAAGCTCGTATAGGTGGTCTGGTAGTCGGCCACCATCTCGCCGCCCTTGATGCTGTCGAACGGGGCCGCCGGAGTCGATCCGGTCAGTCGGCCGACGCCGTACCAGCCAGTGCCGAGCTTGTAGGCCATGTCCTGCGGCGTCAGGCTCTTGGTCTCCTTCTCCGCCGCATCCTTGGCCACCTCGCGCGATTTGACTGTGGCCGGGTCGTCGGCCGCGTTCAGCCGCTCCGCCAACTCCACGGCATTGAAGGAACCTTTCAGCCCCTGCCACGCCTGCAGCTTGGTGATGGCGGGATTGCCGAGATTGCTTTCGGCCTGGGCCGGGTTCTCGCGCCAAAGCTTGTCGACCACCGACATCGCGGTGGACATCTTCACCGGGTCCTTGCTCGACATCATGCCGGTCAGGGCATTGGCAAAGCCCTTCTCGCCGATCAGCCGGTTGACCTCTTCCGGCCGCAGCACGGTGGCAATCTGGGTCAGCACGCCCGCACCTTCGGGCCCCTCAAGGGCGGCTTGCAGTTGCGGCAGTTCGTCCTTGCCGAGCACCGGCGGCGGCGGTGTGTGGTTCATCGCAGCAATGCGCTGGGAGGCCGCCACCCGCTCGCCCAGCGCGCCGGCGATGGTGCCGGGCTGGCTCGGGTCGATCGGCGCCACCGGCGCGATCCAGCCCCTTGTGGCGGCTTCCTGGTAGGGCCGCTCGGCGAGGTTCTTTTCCGACTTCTGGTACTGCTCCAGCGCGGCGGCGGCCACGTTCATGTGGTGCTGGTCCTGCCCGTTGGTGGCCTCGCGGTATGCGGCCAGCACCTGATCGCGCTGCGGCTTCTCCATCTGCGCCACCGCGCCGCCAAGGATCTGGCCGTTCATCTTTTCCGCCGTCGGGCCGAACTTCTCCGGGTAAAGTTGCGCCGTTTGATTGACCAAGGCGACATCCTCAGGACGAGGCAGCAACCCGTTGTTGATTGCCTTTTCGACGCCAGAAGCCGCCAACGTAGCAGACTGCACCCGCAGGCTTTCGTCCGCCGCGATGGTCCGCACATAGGCCGAGCCGAGGAAAGGGTTGCGCTGCAGGTCGGCCGCCGTGAAACCCGGCCTGCCCGGGGCGGCCGAAGGCGCAACCGCAGGACCGCCGCCGGCTGGCTGCCGGCCGCCGGGCAGCGACGACCACTGGCCGGAAAGCTGGCGCGGCACGTCCGCGATCGCCGTCTGATCGCCCGACTTCAGGGTCGCCAGCAGGTCGCGGCCGGTCTTCGCCTTGTATTCGGTCTGCGCCAGATCCCACGCGGCGGCGTCCTGGTTCGCCGGCGAGAAGTCCGTCAGGCCAAGTTTTTTCTTTTGTTGGTCCCATGTCGAGCCGAGGAACTGGTACAGCCCCGCCGCGCTGGTTTGCTTGCCGACGTCGGGACCCGAGGTGATCGGCTGATAGACGCGCGGATGGTCGCCATAGCCCTGAAACTTGCCGCCGCCGTACAGCATGTCGTAGCTGGTCGCCTCGCCGCTGGCGATCCGGCCCAGCAGCGCGCGGCCCTCGGCCGGGATGGTCTCGTTGGCAATCGGCGTGCGGTGGATACCCAGCACCTCGGCCTGCACCGCCTGCGGCAGGGTCGAGATGCCCTCTATGTTCATGCGCACCGCGGTCGCGGCGAGAATGCGGTTGGCAGATTCCGCGTCGCCGCGGTCGCGCGCGGCTTTGATTTCCATGCCGATGATCGGATCGGTGGTCTTGATGGTGCCGTTGGCGATGTTGGTTTCGAGCTCGCCCACCACCTTGCGGCCGGCGTCGATCTTCTCCTTGGCGTCGCCGGTCAGATAGGCCAGCCGCGCCATGCCGTGCGAATAGAGCCGGTTGCGGTCGGTCTCCGAGAGGTTCGGGTTCTGCAGGATTTCCTTGGTCAGGACCTGGGATGCCTCGGCCTTGCCCTTTCGGGTGTAGGTGTCGTCGACATGCGCTACCAGCGCCTCGCCCTGCAGCAGGCCGGTGAAGTTCTTCACCTCGAGGTCGATCTGGTCCTGCGGCATCCGGAACAGCGGATTGGTGCCGAGCGCAGCATAGGATGCCTTCAGCCGCTCCAGCGACTGCTTGAACTCCGGCGTGTCGGTGCCGCCCGGCTGCCGCGCCAGCCCCTGCAGCGTGTTCTTCTGGTCGGCGATCGTGGCGTTGATCGACTTCTGCTGGTTGGTGACGTCGAGATTGACCGTGGTGTTGGTGATCGCGTTGTAATGCTGGGTCGCCAACTGCTGGCCGTGCAGGGTCGCGGCCTCGCCGATGGTGCCCTTGTTGTCGGCCTGGTACTTCTCGAGAAAAGCCCCGGCCGCCGCCTTGTACGCCGCCGGGTCGGTCGGATGCTCGGCGTGGATTTCTTTCAACCGTTCCGACAGCACGTTGCTGGTCTGCGCAAGCGTGCCGGCTTTGACCGCCTCGTGATAGGCGTCGCCGGCGCGGCCGAAGATCACCGAGTTGGCGGGGTTGGCAACCGACACCGACCCGTCGGCCGCGCGCTCCACCTTCTGTTGCGACAGGTCCTCCGCCGCCTGCTCTTTGGCCTGCCGGGTGGCGATATCCATCTGCGCGTCAGCAACCTGCCCCAGAGCTTTTGCCATCTGGTCGTTGCTGGAGATGATGTCCTGCCGCGACACCGACGAGGTCGGCGCGGTCGAGGTGACAATGCGTTCGGATGCGAGCGGGAGATTAACCACCGAACAGCCCTCCGCCCGCGATACCCTTGGCGATGCCCGCGCCGGCCGAGATGGCGCCCGCGAACAGCGCATGATCCGCCGCCGATCGATAATAGGCCGCGTCCGAACGGTCCTGCCGGGACTGCGCGAGAATGCTGTTGACCACCGTGGTGCGCTGTTCGGTGCCGATATCCTCCTGGTTTTGCAGTATCGCGGCTCCCGTCGGCGAGTTGGGATCTGCGCGCGCGGCGGCGCGCACGGCCTCGATATTGCCAAGCGTCGTGTTCAGGCTGCGCGACATCTGCGCACCGGTCTGCACGGCTTTCAGCTCGCCGTACTTGGCGGCGTTCTCCAGCTTGGCGGCCTGGTACTCGTTCGCTGTCGCGGTGCCCTGCGCCTGCAGGATTGTGGAATAGGCCGACAGTCCGATCGAGGCGAGCGAGTTGCCGCCTGCCGCGCTACCTCCGCTAGAGCCCATGGCGATCCCCGATCATATCGATACCTCAATGGCGAATTCGAGCAGCTGCAAGGGTCCGGGCGTGTCCTTGATCAGGACGGGGCGCGGATCGTATGAGCTGCCCTGCGGCGGATACTCCTCAACCGTTTCCCGATCAGGCGGCGGCAAGGTCGCATCGTCGCCCTGATTCCACGCCGGGAAGCGGCGGAAATTCATCAGCGTGCCCAGCGCAGGCCCCGTCGGCGTGATCCGGCCGGAAAATAGATGCCCCAGCATGAACCCGGTGGAATGCACGACGTACGCCGCGAAATAGGAGATTTGCCGCATCTTCATGCGCTGGCCCGCGTCGGCGCCGGGTTGGGCGTTGGGGCAGAACGGTTCGACGGTCGCAGTCCACAGCTGCCCCGCCAGCAGCGAAGCCGCGCTCAGATCCTCGCCGGCATTGCCCTGTGGGACGATGAAGCCGTCGACATCGATATCGTATATTCCCATCGACCGCGTCGACTGATCCATCAGCGACACCGTCTGCGAAGGAATCCACCATAGCGGACCCTTGCCGACCGGAGCCGCAAAAGCCGCCGGCAGCGCGTTCACGAACAGTCCGGCATCGAGATATTTGGCATCGTCGAGAACTTCGCAGATGGTGACGCCGAAATAGCTGGTTGTGAAGATGACTTCCGCCGCATTCGTCGCCACCCATTGCACGGCGCCGACGCTTGACCACGGCCCCCAGCCGATGGTGGGTACGATCTGGCCATCCTGCAGCGTGTATTTTCCGACCACGAGCGAGCCGTCGCCGTTGAGCACGTAGGCGTAGCGCTCGTCGAAGCTGCCGTCGGCGGTGGGCACCGCGATGGCCTGGATGTTGCTGAACAGATGGTTGTGAAATTCGCACAGATTGCGCGTATTGAACGGCCGGTAATAGGCGCCGGCCGCGACGATCGCCATCACGTTGCTGCGCCCGGCGTTCACGTACAAGATGATTTCCTGCGAGGTGCGCGGCTGCACCTGAGCGCAGCCGTCGCTCGACAGCACCTGAAAGCCGACACTGCCCGGCTTGAGCGGATTGGTCGCGTCGATCTTGATGTAGTAGAGCTTGCCGTCGCAGAACACGAATTCAGAACTTTCCGCGCCGGGCACCACATAATAGACTTGCACCTTGTCGGGCGCGATTTCGAAGATCGCGTCGACGGGGTTCGGGCCGACATACAGATCGGTCGGGCTGTTGATGGCCGACCAGCTGATGCCGCCGGGAAGCGCAGGAAAATTGCAGAAGCCAAGGCGAAACTGGTCGGCGAAACATGATGCGGGGTAGCCGCGGAAGTTGTTGAACACCTCCTCGTCCCACACCGTGATCGCCTGCGGGGACGCCGTGGCCACACCGGAAACAACCGCCGTTCCCGACGGCCCGACGATCGTCTCGGCGGTGAAGGACGGTGCGGTATTGCCCAACGCCAGCAACTGCACCACCAAGGCCGTGCCGCTGGCCGAGGAAATGTTCCGAACGCTTGCCCCGACGCTGATGGTTTCACCTGCGACGAAGGGTGTCGCGGTGTTCAGCGAAACGGAAAAGCCGCTGCTATAGGGCGAATCGATTGCGGTGATGACGCCTGTCGCCCCGGAGGTGCCGCCGACCACCGGGTTGCCGACATAGAACGGAAAAGCGGCCAGCGCACTGATGTATTGCGTATTCGAACTGTTGGCGACAATGCCGGTCGCGCCCGACGATGCGCCGTTCACCGAATCTCCGATGGTGAAGCGGCCAACCGTCGAGGATACGGTCAGCGTCTGCGCCACCGGCAGCGGCTCGACGACTGTCGCATTGATGTTCGAAGCGTCGATCACGGCGCCGAGCAGGATCTGCCGGCCGGCAAACCGCATCCGCGTTCCAGTCATTCCGGCGACGACGATGGGCGAGGAAAACTGCACCGTGATGGCGCCGCTCACCGCGCTCGGCAGCATCGTGACGCCCTGCGGTGAGAGCCGATAAAACGGCGTGCGCTTCTGGCCACCGACTGAAATGGTTTCCGCATAGTCGGCGATCGTCCACGTCGTGACCCCGTTCCACGAAAGCACTTGCGGCTTCATGCCGGGGAACGTGATGTAGATCGAGAGTGCGATCTGACAATAGACGATCGACGCGAGGTTTGCGGCGCCCCACAGCAAGGGTGCGCCATTGCCCTGGTTGGTGAAATTCGCAACCGCGGCGCCCGCCGAATTGACGACCTGAAGGCTGCCATAGACGCCGCTGACCCCGAAGACGATCTTGAAACGGTTGCCGGGCGACATCGTGACTTCTTCGATGCGGCCGGCGGTAGTTGCGGGAAACAGCGCGGCGCGGCCGGGACGGCCCTGGATGGCGCCGGAATTGAGAATGCGCATGTTCGACATCTGCCGCAGCCCGCCCTTGCGGGCCGGATGTTCGTCAGTACGCTTCAGCGTGACGTCGACCTCGCCGAACGAGAAGTCGCGCTGGGCGCCGATGATTTTCTGGGCCATCGGTCACAGCCCCCACGGCCCACTATCCCCGCCGCTGGGAATCGGCCAATCGGGCCGGCGGATGAAGCGCGCGCGCCGCAGCCGCGAAATGAACATCGCCCGTTTCGGCTTCTGCATGTCGTGACGCGCCTTGGCGTTCGCCAGGATGGCGTTGCCTTCCCCGAACATGCGCCCGGCCTCGGTGTTATCCTTCTTGATACCGCGGTAGATGCCGGCCATCACGAAGCGCTCGAGCGCCAGAATGACCGTCGGCGTGCCGTTCACGGGATCGGAGTTCGTGGAAAAAATGCCCTTGATGATGACCGGGAACGGGGTCGTCGGCGATGGCGGCGGGGGCGGCCCGCCCTTCGCATTGACCACAAGCTGCCCGTCGAGAAAGTCCCACACGCACGTCCGGTCGTTAACCCGCACCATGATCACGTGGACCAGATCGTCCGGCAGATCGTAAGCCGTATCGTAGCGGTCGTCGGCGGGCGCGTTGACGGCGGGCGTCAGGGTGCGGAAATTGGTCACCCACGACCACGGATGCGCCTCGGTGACGACCGCCAGCGCCCGCTCATAGGCCGGCGAGCACACGGTCCATTCGACCGAGCCGTCATCGGCCACCGACACGAGGTTGTCGCCGGTCTGTGCCAGCGCCGAGTTGATCAGTTCCGTCTTGCCGAGGGGCCATTCGAATGCTGCCATGCCGGACCGTCATCCGGAGGCCGGTCCGCCGCAACGCACTGCCAGGGTCAGTTGATCCTGAAGGCAGAGACGGTGCTGTCTTTGGAGTTGCCGCTTGCGTTGAAAAGCAGGTTTCCGCTGGTGCTGGCGGCATCCTTGCAGCTAATGCGCAAATTACCTGCGGGGCTCGTGATGAAGCCAGACAGGCCGAAAGAAACGCTGAGATTGACGGCCGAAATGCTGGCCTGCCCGGATGCAATCACCGTGGTGCCGTCCCAGAGCTTGCACTGGATGTTGGCCGCGCCGGCCGTATCGTTAGCGGTAATGGTTCCGGATACCCACCACGTTCCGGTAGAGCCCTGGGCGACGCTGGGGCCGTCGAAATAGTTGGAAGTGTTATTGAGGGCGACGTTGGCGCCGAGCGAATTTGTGAGCTGCCCGAGCCCGAGGCGGGCGGTCGGAATGGTGCCGGTGGTGAGCTGCGTGGCGTTCAACGCGGTCAGGTTGGTGGCGACGCCGGCCGAGGGCGTGCCGATATCGCCGCCCTGGAAGTATAGCAGGCCGGTACCGGTTTCATCGGTCACTGTTGCGCGCAGGTTCGCGCTTGACGCCGCCGCAAGCCACGTGGCCATGCCGGCGCTCATGCCCGCCAGGCCGCTCACTGGGAGGTTGCTGGTGTTCGCCAGGTTCCCAGACGCTGGGGTGCCCAGCGCGCCGTTGAACGTGACGAACGCGCCGGCTGATCCGACGTTCACCGCCAGCGCGGTGGCGACGCCAGTCCCCAGCCCGGTCACACTGGCGATTGCTGGCGTGCAGACGTTCTGCGATGCCGCGGTCACCAGCCCCTTGGCATTGACGGTGACGCTGGCGCACTGCGTGACCGATCCGAAGCTCCCGACATTGGCATTGACGGTGCCGAACGTGAACACGCCGGCATTCGATACCGTGAGATCGCCGGACGGCGTTTGCGGCGTGGCGATGTTGCCGACTGAGCCGATCCAGATTTTGCCCGAGGCCAGCGGCAGGCCGGCGCCGACGAAATCGTTCACCCACCGCGTGGTGGCGATGCGGTTCGAGCTTTCGGTCGGAGACGCCGGGGTCGGCGCGATCAGCGCCAGGGTGGACTGGCCGGTCGGGCCAGGCGGGAACGGCGTGATCTGCGCGGAGGCCGGCGATATCAGCAGCGCAGCAACAGCGAGCGCAAGCAGCGGGCGACGCATGCCGGTCACTCCCATTCGAAGATGGTCAGGGCTGACCCGCCCGCGCTCGCGATCGCGTTCCACGCCGAATTGACCTGCGGGGTCTGCCCGACGCCGTCGACGCGATATCCCTGATAGGGCAGTAGCGTGATCGAGCCCGGCCCGTTCACGGTGCATGTGATGGTCGGCGTCGCGGTGCGGCTGATCGTCGGGCAAACCGCGATCTTCGCCGTGTCGCTGGAGTTATAGAACTCGATCCGTCGGCGCGCCGCATTGACGCCGATTGCTTGCGCGGAGCCGGTGCCGACCGACACCGGGTAGGTGTAGGGCATTGCGGGGGTTTGCGCGAAGGCGGCGCTGACCGACAGCAGCAGGAAAAGGAGGACAAGGCGCATCGGGCATCTCCGGATTGATGCCGCGAACGTGCGGCCGCTGGCCATGTCCGGCAACGCACCACAAAAAAGAGCGGCCCGCAGGCCGCCCGTCAGTCGCGTGGATGTCCATGGATCAGGTACTGGGCTTGGGATGATTGCCGGCGAGCTTGTCCTCGTTCGCCTTGCCCTTGACGACCTTCTCGTCGGCGAGCCTTTTCTTTTCAGCTGCGGCGAGCTCGGCGGGAGTCGGTTCGCCCTTGCGGCCGAACGGGCGGCGGATGGTCGGATCGGGCGCGGGCGGCAGCGACGCGACGAGGGCCTCGTCGGCGGCGATCTGCTGGGCAATCGCATCCTCTTCGGCCTTCTTGGCATAGTAGGCTTTCAGGCGCTGGGCCGCGTCAGCGACGGCCTTGTTGTGCTCGTCGAGCGCGGCCTGATCTTCCGGGGTGAGCGGCGCGGGGTCAGGTGGCAACGGTGCCGGCATGGCCGCGCCGCGCGCCTTCGCATCCTCGACGTCCCGGGCGTACTGCTCGGCGCGCCGCTTGCGCGCGGCGTCAGCGTCCTCCCGCGCCCACGGCTGATCGCTCCATTCATCGGGATGGTTGGAGATCGCGTTCTGCGCGTCGATCGCGTAGGGAAACAGCACCGCGCCGTCGTTGATGTGAAAGGCGGTGGCCGACTGGTTGGTATCGATCTTGAGTGCCATGGAGGTAACCTCGGGTGACGGACTAGAACTTGACCTCGGCCTTGCTGATCCATGACGTCAGGGTCAGGATCGGCGTGGTTCCCGATGCGACGAGATACATGCGCAGGTAGCGATAATAGATGCGCTGCATCAGGTTGGTGCACGGGATCTGGATGATGGTGCCGGCAAGGTTGGTCGGCGGAATGGTCGGCGTCGCGCCGAGGATGGTCGCGACCTGGCGGTTGGCGGCGAGCGCGGCCAGATCGTGGAACGCCAGCAATTCGACGTTGCCGTTTCCGAACGCGACGTCCTGGGAACCGAACAGATGCAGCTTGTAGACTTCATCCGTGGTGGTGAAGTCGGCCACCGTGATGTCCATGTTCCAGATGAAATCGGTGCGGCCGACGGCGGACACCGGCGCGGCGCCGCCAAGATCGATCTGACCGGAATTCAGGTTGTTGTAATACCCGGTGGCGGTCAGCGACTGCGCCGAGCAAAAGGCCAGCGAGGCGTCGAAGGGGCACGGAAAGGTCGTGATCTGCGACGGGATAGCAAGAGCGGTCAAGGCCATCTAAGTTCTCCTTCAGGCCGCGGATCAGGCCACAATCGTTGCATTGGTGACGGATGTCAGGCGCGCGAGGGCCTTCGGGTGCTCACGGGCAAAACCGTAGTCCCACTTGATGTGCGTGGAATCGAACGGCTGGCCGGTGGTCGGACCTTCCGGCATGACCGACAGCGGCGTCTGCTCGATCGCGTAGAAGCCGCCGGGCCGGAACGAGACGCAGTAGATCGAGCCGGTCACCGCCGAACCGCCACCGGCCGCGACTTCGTTGAACGGCAACAGGTCCGGCGAATCGTCCGGCTCGTAGCCGAACAGGATCGGCAGGCCCTTGAACTTGATGATGCGCCGACCGAAATCGTCCTCGGCATAGGCCACGGTCTGGTTGACCAGCGTGTTGTTGCGCGCCGCGGCGTCGAATTGCGGCATCAGACCGCGCGGCATGATCCAGTGCGTCGGCTTGTTCACGCGCCAATACAGGATATCAAGATTGGCGAGCGACAGCGCGGCGCCGCCGGATGCAGCCGAGTTGTTGATCAGGTTGCCGGTGGCCGCGGTGGAATCGAGGCAGCGCGCCTGGATGCCGTTCGGGGTGCGGACGTTCGCTGAATTGTCCGACTTGATGACGTTCTGCGAGAAGAACTGCGCCAGAGCGGTGGACTTCAGCTTCTCCTGCTTGTACTTGCCCTCGGGGCCGAGCCGGTCGATCATGGCGCGGTCGGCGAAGATGTAGTCGTCGATGAAGAACGTGTCTTCCTCGCGCAGGTTGAAGGTTCCAAGCCCCTGGTTGCCGGCCTCATTCAGTCCGCGGAAACCAACCGTCGGCAGCGATGCGATGTCCATATAGGAGCGCTTTCCGCGCTGGGCGGGAAGGATCGGGATCGCCCGCATCACATCCGACGTGTCGACCATGTTCTCGACGAAGGTCCGCGTCGGATCATTCTGGTCGATCGACTTGGCGTATTCGACGAAGTTGGTCGGGGTGGTGATCGTGGTGGTGAGCGAAACCATTTAGATGTCCTCCGTCAGCCCGCTTTGCGAGCGGCGCGCTGATCCTGTGCAAACCGACGCTGTTCAAAACTCATCCCATCGTAACCGGGGATTTCGGTGGTATCCGGCGCGACGCGATGCTGCTGCGAGAACGGCCCCGTGCCCTGCGACGTCAGCCGCGTGATGTGCGCTTCCCAGGCCTGCACCTGGGCGGCGGTCACCATCGTGCTCTTGAGAACGCCGAGGCCCTGCGCGTCCATCCATTGCGTGACGGCGTCGACGCGGGTCGGGCCGGTAGCGCCGAGCTTGGCCACTTCAGCCGCGCGCGCGGTATCGATCTGGGCCTGCTCGCCGACCTTGGCGGCGGCGAACACGCCGAGCGCGTCCGAGAAGTCTTGCTGGGTCCAGCCCTTGGCATGCGCCATCGCGCGGGCCTGGGCGAGTTCGGGTGCGGCCGGATCGAATTCGAACTTGACGCCTTGCGGCATCTGGAAGTCTTTCGGCAGCTCGATCTTGTAGGCATCGGCGGACGGCGGCAGCGAATTCTTGCGCACCGCCTCGGCCGCGTCCCTGGTCGACAATTCGTTGAAGCGCGGGATCAGCGCTTCGATCTTGACCGCGTTCTTCTCGGCATCCCAGTAGGAATCGGGCAGACCCTCGGGCCGAACCGGGGCTTCACTCTTCGGGGGCTCGGTCCCAGCCGGGGACGTGGGTGTCGGCGGTGATGCGGCGGCCGGCGCCGCGGGGGCGGGCGACGGCGACGGGCTCGGCGGTTGGGAGGACAACGGGCTGTTCGGCTCCGCTGCTGCCGGCGCTGCTGCTGGTTCGGTTGACACTTTCCGCAATCCCCTTGGCCATCAGGCCGATCAATTCGGACGCGAAACTGCGTTCCCCTTGATTGGCTCGCAACGCACCACGGAGTTGAGGGTCAGGAATTTTCATCAGCCGGCGCTGCAGAAAAATGTAGAGATTGTGCCCGTCGGGGGTCATCGCGATGCGGTCGAGCGAGTCCACGATCTCTTTCTGGGTGGGGCGGATTTCGGTCATGCGGTGGGTGCCGAACCTTCATCGACGCCGCCGACATGACGCGCGCCGGCAAGCTGGGCCATCTGGTCGACGGCCTTCTTGACCTCTTCAACCGGCCGCTGCTCGATGATGGAGACCCGGGCCTTGGCCAGCCAGTTCGCGATCGTCTTGCGGCCGTCGATGTTGATCTTCCACTCTTCCGGGAACATGGCGCCGAGGATCTGCGCGGTGCGCGCGGCTTCCGCCAGTTCCTGTTGCTCGGCGGCGGCCTGCGCCGGATTGCGCGCCAGGGTCGCTATCATCTTGCCGTCGACCTTGACCGGGACGATGGAGCCCGATTGCTCCGATAGGTATTTGTAGCGGATGAAAATCTGCGACAGGTCGCGCCAGAACGGCAGCCCGGGCGTGCCGATGCGGCGCTGCGCGCGCGCCATCTCGTCGAGCCACTGGCCGAGCGTCGGCGGGGTGTCGCCGGTCTGCTCTGGCATGTCGACATAGAACAGCTTGCGCAGCTTGTGCAGCTTGTCCTCGTATTTGTAGGCGCCCTCCTGCGCCGGCGGCACGTCATAGATTTTCTTGACCGCACCCTCGTGGCCGGGCTGGATTGGATATGCGAAACCGGATTCCAATCCCTGCTCGACATTGGTGAAGCTGTCGGACGGATAGGTGATCGGCGGGCGCAGCGACAGGTCGAAATGCTCGTCCAGCGCCATTTCCATCTCGTCGATCTGGCGCAAGGACGGCAGGCCCTGGATCAAGGGGCCGAGCCCGAACGGCGAATCCGCGGTCGGGTTGAAGCGGCCGACCCACAACGGACAGCAGCCCTCGCCCTTGATCTCGACATCATGCACGAGGTCCGATCCGGTCTTGCCGATCATCACGACGTGCTGCCAGCACTCGTCGCTCTTGTCGTCCCATCTGCGCCAGAAACCCCACACCACCTGGGTGTGCGCCTTCGGCTTGTCGGTGATTTCCTTCAGCAGATCAGCGTGGTTCTCAGAGACCTTCTTCCAGATTTCTTCCCCGACCAGCTCGCGGACATGCACGTTGCGGGTGAACCTGGTCACGAACCGATCGTCGATCTCGCCGCGCGGGCCGAGGTTGACGTCGAGTTCGCGCAGCGGAATCGCCATGTTGTTGATCGGGTGGGACGGATGCGGCCGATCGATCCACAGCCCGACCGTGCCGATCGACAAATCCGGGTAGAACGCCTTGGCCACCTCGGGATACAGGTTCGATGTCTTCATCGCGTTGAAGATCGTCTGCTCGATCTTGCGGACGTCGTCCTCAACCTTCTTCCAGACCTCGGGCGGGCAGCCTTCGCCGGGCCCGAGTTCGCACCACGGCTTCGCCTCCGGCATGAAGGCGTTGACGATCTCGGTGACGAAATCGCCGCACAGGATGAATGCCTCGTCGGTGTTCAGCTCCGGCGCGTCCTGCATCCGCGCCATGGTCGGCGCCGAGACCGAATTCAGGAAGCGCTGGCGGTGCGGGGACGCGAAGAAATAGCACTCGCGGAAATCCATCTCCCACTGCGCCTTCCAGGCGCGCGCGGCGGCGAGACGGTCCTTGGCTTCGGTCTGCAGCGGACTTTCGCCGGCGGCCTTGGGCTTCGCTGCCATCAGAACCCTTCCCTCGCGGCGGCCGCCGGAGCGGGCAGCATCCCGGCGCCGGCCAGCGCCTGCTTGGTGCCGAAGCGGGCCAGGATGCTGGCGGTGTCGATCTGCGCCTGGTTCTGCAGGTTAGTGATCAGCGACCGCTGCGCCTGCGCCTGCGTCGCCGCAAAGTTCGGGTCTTCCTCGATCTTGGGTTTCTCGGCTTCCATCGTCCCGGACCACTCCACCGCGCCTGATCATCTGGCGGTAAAGCGCGTCCGGCCGCACGGCAACGCACCCCAGCCCGACCAGGTGCGCGACCGCGGTGGTGCAGAACAGCCCCCAGCGCAGCAGCGGCAGGCTGTCTTCCGACACCTCCAGCGTCACCGTGCAGTTGCCCTTGACGATGTTTCCGAGGATGGTCTTGGCGTGGTCGGTGTCGGCCAGGAGTTCAATCCGCGTGCGCCGGAACCCGACGTCATAGATGATCCAGACCCCGAGCTCGGGGATGAAGGCGAACGCCGACACGTGCTTGAAATGCCCCAGCGCGATCAGGCCGAAGAACCAGTTCTCGGCCTTGCGGTGAAACACCACCGTCCAGCGCCGCGCCTCGAGGCCGAATCCCGGCACCTCCCTCACGACACCCGCCGCATCGTCTTGCGCCGGTTCCAGGCCTGCACCGGTTTCAGCGCTCCGAGCGGCGGCCGGCCCGTCATCTTGCGCCCCTCACCCAATCCCAGAACGCCATATTGCAGCGCGTCCGCCGGGTTCGAATAGCGGTCCTTTTTCGGCTTCAGCTCGCCATCCTCTTCCTTCACCAGGTGATAGCGGCCCGCCATCGCCACCTTCAGCGTCCGGCACAGCGGCGACAGCACGAACCGCGGCCGCCCGTCATACATCTCGGTCAGCACCGCCGTCACCGCGTCGACCCGGGTCGCGATCATGTTCTGCTTCAGGTTCGGCGCCGCCGACACCGGAAGGCCGTTCGCCGCGAAAATCTCATACGCCGTCTTGTCGTCGTTCTGGCCCTTGTCCTGCCCCTTCGGATCCCCGACCAGCCGCACCTCGAAACCCAGATATTTGTCCGCCAGGAACCGCTTCACCTTCGGCGCAAACGTCACCGCGCCCTCGTTCAGGCCCAAAAGCTCATACTGCACCAGCACCCGGTTGTTGATCGCCTGCATGAAGATCGCCGCCGGCTGCCGCCCGAAATCCAGCCCGACCACCACCTCGTGCCCCTCGACCGGCCGCAGCGCCTCGCGCGCGACATGGGTCTCGACCGCAAACTGCGGCCATACCGGAGAGCCGTCGATCACCAGCGCGATCACGTTGCGCATCCGGGAATCGATCCACGACTTCTTCTTGCCCGGCAGCATCTTCTCGTAATAGCGCGGCGGCAGGTTCTTCAAATTCTCCGCCGCCGGATTGACCTCGTAGCCGACCACCACCCCGTGCGTATCCCGCTTCTCCAGAACCCCGGGCGGCTGCTTGTAAAATCCCCAATGCGCCGGCCACTCGAACTGCAGCCGCTCCTCGTCCGTCAAATTCGGCGGCAGGTCGATCTGCCCCGTCATCCACGCCAGCCAGTGATCCTCGTCCGGCGCGTTCGCATCCGCAATAATCCCGTGCCACTCCGACCCGCCATGATCCGCGCCAGGATACCGCAACCGCGACGTGCCCTCGTCAAAAAGCTCCTTGTCGATGAACGGCAACTCGTTGAACGCCCCGCCCGAATACTCGGTCGAGCGCAATTTCCGAACATCCTCCGGCTTGTCCAGCGCGATAAAGTCCACCTCGAGCGAAACATCCGAAAACCGAATCTTGTGCGACGGCGGCTGCCCCCAGTTGAACCGGCCGTAAATATGCTCCGGGAACATCTCCAGCCAGGTCCGGATCGTCGTCGTCTTCAAATCCGGATAGGTGTTGCGCGCGATGAACCACCGCGACATCCGCAACCCCGTCAGCCGCGATACCCGCTGCTGCTGCGCATGCCGCATCACCCGCGCGCACAACGCCCGCGTCTTCCCCGACCCGATCGGCCCCTGGATGATGTCGACTTCCTTGTTCGACAGCGTGAACTCGCACACCATCGTCCCCGCATCGAGCTCAAACCGGCCCCGCCCGTCGGAGGTGTCGGTCATCGCGACAACCGCCAGTTCAAATACGAATGCCGGTGATAGACCCGCCGCAGAAAATCGTGCCCCCGCGGATGATGGTTCCCGAAAGATTTTGCGGAAAAATCTAAATCCACGCCCCCCGATGGTTCTGAAGGCGGACGTGCGGGGTGGTTACCAGCGTACGAGTTCGGCCTCGAATTTTCCCCCCCGGCTCCGCCCTGGGCGCCTACCCATCCGCGAGGGCCACCCCACCCGCTTGCATTGCACAACGAGGCGGGAACCACACCATCACCCATGGTCCGGACTGGCAGCGAGACCGCGCAATCCCTAGACAGGGGAATACGGACATCCGCTATCACTCTGATATCACTTTCATATCCGCATCAATGGTCGGCGGCTGTGTCAATGGCGTGCCAGTGTTGACCACAATCACGAGGCCAGGCAGCGATACCGACCCGCGGGAAGCTGGCGCATCGTCGCTGATTTGCTCGAGCAGCTTGATGGCCTGGATCGACGCCATCTGGTTGCTGGTCTGCTCGCGAATCTCGACGGCTCGGTGGATGTTCCGCGCTCGTTCGGAGGTACGCAACACGTCCAGTTCCGACATGTAGAACTGTTTCACGTCTGGCCGGCGGAGAGCTACGTAGAGGGAATCGTCTTTGAGGCCAGCAGTTTGTGCCGCATCGGCCCTATTCTGACCGAGCCATACCATTGCATGGATTGCAGCCCTCACTTTGGCGGTAATCTTGAGCGTCTTGGCCTGCTTTGAGGGCGGATGGCTTTGCAATGGGGATGTGGCGAGGCTGGTATCGGTCATGAGGGGGATGAGGCGTAATGGTTGGTGGGGCGGCAACGCACCCGATGCGTACGCAGCATATATAGATAGCTATATGGTGCGTACGCGCTTGAGTTCCCGGTGGCGCTTGGCCCGCTCGGCTGACCGCTGCTTGCGCAGTTGGGCTCGCTGCTTCTTGGAACAGTCAATGGCCCCGATGGTGGTGATCTTGAGCCGGGTGCGCTGATCCATGGTGAGGCGGATCCGCCACGCCAGCTTGTCGGCGGACCATTTGATTGGGCACTGCACCACCTGGGATATCAGGCGTTCGCGCTCGATATGTTCCAGCCACGGTGCATAGGCCAGCAGCCATGACATGATGCGGCGGGGTGCGTCCGGGAGGCCGCCCATGTGGTGCGCGAAGATGCGGAGGATCTCGATGGAGCGGTCGGAGGGTTCGATCTCGGTGCCGGCGCCATGTACATCGTTGTACCATTTGGTCAGATCGGCGAGGCGGATGGCTGCCATGGAGCGGGTGCGCTTGCCGACCTTCGCCTTGGTGGAATAGCGGCGCTTGATCTCCCATTTGCGGGCCGCGATCTGTTCGGGGGTTGGGCGGCGAATGCTCATCGATCGAGATTGGCGATGCCCTCCGCATGGGCAACGCACTGAGCAGCCAGCTTGCGCTCCTTGAGCCGCTCGCGCATGTTCTTGCGCCGATTCCGCTGCCGTGCGCGGCCACCCTTGCGAGCAATTTCGGACATCTGCTTAGGGCTAAGCTGGCGCGCCCTTGCCTTGCCGCCGAGTTCCCCTGCGGCCTTGAAAACATGGGGTGCGGCGCGTTCCAGCAGGGTCTTGCTGATGCGTCCCTTTTCGAGCCGAACGTTGGATGTATCGCGGCCTTCCCATTTCGCGGCCATGCGTCGGGCCTGGTCCTCGTCCGGTACCATTTCCAACTTCACGGCGAGCAACGAGCACAACATCTGGAACACGAACGGGCTCATGCCCTTCTCGCGCCGCGGGCCGATCACCCGCTCCATGTGGCCTTGCGTGAATCCGCCGAGATCGTCGAGCACCTTGAACGACAGGTTGCGCATCTCCTTGGCGGCCCGCAGCGCCTCGATCAAGTCTTCCTGGGTGCGGATCGTGGCGATGGGGCTCAAAGCACCTTCTCCAGTCCCGCCAGCACGGCTTTCCACTTCTCCTCCGTGGTGTATTGCGTGCTCAAAGTCCCGCCGGCGAGGGTATATTCGATCGTGAAGGAGTGCTCGTTGTCGGTCCATGATTGCATTCCCAGCAGCTTGGAATTGTCGATGTGCAGGTGCAGCACGTCGCCGAAATAGATGCGGAGCTCGTAGAAATCTCTGGTGATGCGGACGGCTGGATTCGGCGGCAGCTTGATCTGGGCGCTCATTCCGCGTCCTCGTCGAGCTCTGCGCGCTTGTACATGACATAGTCGTATGTTGATCCCACGAACGTGACACCGCCAAAGACCAGAAATATCGCGGCTGGACCGATAAGCATCATGCCTCCGATCGCGAAACAGATTGCTCCAATAAGCTGCCCTTGAAGCGCCGCTTTGATTTTCGGGCTCATTCCGCAGCCCGCTCGATGATGGGCTGGTCGGCCGGTTGTGCTGCAGGCGCGTCGCCGAGCTTGACGGCATCATCGAATGTGAGCCTCCCCACCGCTTCCATATCGCCCATCTTCATCGCCGTGCTGAGACCGCGCAACGCGGCCTTGCCGGCCTCAAGCTGCTTCGTGCAATCGATGAACTTGCGGGCATCGAGGATGCGCTGCATCGATCCTATACGCGCGCCGATCGCATAGACTTCCTTCAGGGCTATCTTGCGCAGCGTGCCAGGATCCGGCGCCCATTTGTAATCGTGCGCCTTGCCACGCTCGTCGGTGCCGGCGTCGTGCCGGAACCACGCCTTGACGCCCGATTCCACAGCCCAGCATGGCACATCCTCGAGCACATCGAGATAGACCTCGCTGCGCGCTTCTTCGACGAGATCTGATTTGCGCTCGCCGGCGAGCACCGTCAGCAGCTTTGAGACCGCTGTGGCGACACGCGTTTCAGCCGTAACGCTATTGGCGGGGGTATCCGCCAGGAATGAGCGTAAGCTGTCGCGATGGTCCATCATCGCTTGCCGCTGATCCTCGCTCGGGATCATCTCCGGCGGCAGGACCAGCACCTCCCCGTTCTCGAAACTCTTCCCGTCCGGGGTCATCTGCAGCTCGAGCCTCACGGCGCCTTGCAAGCGCGCGGCCCATTCCGGCAATGACGGCAGTGTCGCGGGTCGACGCGGGTCCGGAAGCTTGATTGGCTCGAATATTACCAGTTGCGTTGCCATTGAATCCTCGTTTGATCACGTCACGACAGCGATTTCGGAGCGTTCCATCCCACTTGACCTTGACGCCGCGCTGGCCGGGGATGTCCGACCAATAGTCCACGAACTCGGCCCACAGCTTTTCAGGATCCGAGATTCCTTCAGCGACGATCAGCGCCCGGTGCTCATCGGAGAGCAGAGTTCCAGGTGCCATTCGCGTGCCTCGCGCGCGCATTCCAGAACTCTCTTTCTTGCTTTCCTTAAGGGGCTCTCCAGTAAGTAAGGAAGAAAGAACAACACAGTCCGATAGCGTCTCCGTCACGCTGTCACGCGTTACGTTTGCGTTACGCGAGGTCACATCGTTTGCTTTGACCTCCCTTGCAAGCTGTTGTTCTTTCTTGCGATTTCTGTAATTCTGCTGGCGGACCTTTGCTTGCTCGCGTGACGTAACGCGTGACGTAACGTTACGTAACGCGTTATTCAGCGTTACGATTTCAAGCGCACGGACCGCCGCGACGATAGCCGGCGCTGGCTCACTATCAGCGAGCATGCGCGCTACCATGTCTGCGATCGGCGTCGACGTCATTCCGTCGGCTCCTTCGCCTTCTCGCGCCGCTCGGTCTCACGCCGCTCACGCGCGCGCTGCAACATGCCCTGCACGTGCCTGGGACCGATGCCGAGGCGTTCGGCGATGACCACGGGCGTCAGGCCGCGTTCGTAGAGCTCCAGCGCCCGGTCGGCCGTGCATTGCCCGAATTTGCGGTAGACGCGGCTCATGGCATCCTCGCCAGCTCTTCGGCGAGCGCCGCGACTTCCTGGGCCAGCTTCTCGGCGTGCTTTTTGTCGTTGTTGGCCTCGGCCCGCTCAGCGGCGCGCCGGAGCACGCTGTGGAGGTCTTCGAGTTCGGATTTAGTCAGCGGGCGTTGCTTCATGCTGCCTCGTCGAATTTTGTTGCCTCGTTGCCCCAGACATCGAAGCCGGCGCGCGATTGGCGACCGAACAGGTCACAGCGCGATAAGCCCGGCGTTCGAGCGACCACTTGCTCGTAGAAGGATTCCGGCTTGCGACTGTGTTCACGGGCAATTCCTTCGATAGCACCGTGAAAGGGCTCGTGGATCTGCCGTTCGTTTGCAAACACGCCGAGCAAGATGGATTCGTGCATGCCTCGGGATCGGTAGCCGGGGCCCATACGACGTTTTCCGCCTTTGGTCCGCTTGTCCCAGATCATTTCGGTCTTGTAGAGCGCGCCCCATGCCTTCAGTATCTCGAACGAGCGGTCCAGCGTCGGCGGGCAAGCCCAGAGCAACAGGATGGCGTTGGCGCGCGCCAGATGGCCCACGGGCAGCGCGGCGATGTCCTGCCACGACATGGTGTCGTAATGTTTGCTGGCGGACTTCCGATTCCCTCGCTCGGAATACAGTTCGAACCGCGTCGGCGGATCCACGCAGATCACGTCATAGCCGAACATCTGGAGGGCGCCGAACGGCCATGTCATGGCATGGCCCTCACCGTGACCACGACGAGCGCCTGGGGCCCGTAGCGCTTCTCCAGCGTCATCCGGCAGATCAGGGAATCGTCGCGATACACGACCCCGTTGAGGGCGTCGTTCCATGCCTTGGCGATGTTATCGAGGTCGGGCTTTTTGCCGGGCTTCATCTCGCCGGTGAGCGCGCGCTGGCGCTTCTTGCTCGACCACGACGTCGGCACCAGGAAAACGGCGCGCATCACGAACTCGACCGGGCAGTCGAACGGCTCCTTGTTGCCGATCTCGGCCATCGCGATGGTGCGGATCATGCCCTCATAGGTGCGGGTCTTTTCGGGCGTATAGTGCGAGATGTGGCCGGCGCGGAGAAACGCCCGCGCGCGCCCCTTGCCCTGCGGCACGCCGACCATGTTGATCGTCACCGGCTCATGCCCGGGTTCGACTGGGGCATGGAACGGCGCATCAGCGACGGACGGCGCGCCAGTTGCCCGGCGCGCCTCGTATTCCGCAAGCTGGTCGTCGGTCCAGCGCATCAGGCGGCCTTGCCTTGTCCGACCTGGTCGAGAAGCGCTTCATCGGCGCGCGGCTCGTCGCCCTTGGGCATCGAAAGATCGCCAACCACGTCAGTCTCGGCCGGCTTCTTCTCGCCGTTGAACGCGTCGGGCGATGCCAGCACGAACATCGCGCGGCTTCCCTGCAGGTGGCGAATGCGCAGCAGGTTCTCGTCGTCGGCGTAGCACTCGAACGTGCCCTTGCAGGCGCCGCCGTCGATCGTGATCTTGCCTACTTCGATCGGCAGCGCTGGCAGTCCGCGCTCGGCAACGATGTCGACGGCCTTGCGCACCAGTTCGCCCGCAATGTCCTGGGCGCGCGAGATCAGCCGCTCCTGCTCGGATTCGGCCATCTTCTGCCAGACGTTGGGGATATGCTTGAACTCGGTCAGAATTCGATCGCGGATATCGCCGCGCAGGCTCTCGGTGTTCAGTTCCGTTTCTTCGTCCGACATGGGCACTCCTGTTAAGCCGCGATACGCCCGCGGCGCGCGTTTCAGGCTTGGCGAAGGAACAGCGGCACTTCCTCGATGTCCGCCATGAAGCGTTCCTCATCGAGCTTGAAGCGCGGAAGGTTGAGCTTGCGGGCTCCGCAGGGTGTCCCGCCAATGTCGAAGAGAGCCTCCAAATCACCGGCGCCGCAGAGTTCCTGTCCCGGCGCCGGCGATCCCTGGACCCCTCCTGTGCTCGTGGTGGGTTCGCAAATATCCGCCGCCGCGGCCGGGGCTTGGGAGCTAACGTCCGCGGCGGCTTCATCCGGTGAGAGGGCAGAATACGCACCGGAATCGAAAGGGCCGCTGGCCGCCACACCCGAGGCTTGGGGACCCGGAAGGACGACCAGCGTCTCCGCCGAATTGCACTCGGCGAAGCTGAAAGGCGATGGAGGCAATGAAGCCATGATGATGATCCGACGCCGATACGCTCGGCGATCGCGACGCAGGGAACTAAAATGGTCGACGGCTACCGTTTGGGAATGATCTTGACGTTGCGCATGGAGTGACGACGCAGAATTTCGGAGACGATGGCGGCGATCGCGTCACCCGACCATTCTCGTTGGCCGCCGAGATAGCGTTCAGCGGCGCGAACACTGCAGCCACAAAGCGATGCGATCGCAGGCGCAGTGTTCGAAGGCCAAAGCGTGTAGGCGATATCGGAGAGGACCGATCCGACCATTTGGTCGGTGTACCGGTCATCTGGTCGGACGGTTTCGCGCGCGCTTTCCACGCGCCTCTGTAGATTGCCGTGCATGATAGTCCCCAAGCCGCTGGTAGTGATGTCGATCGAACTAGAAACGAGGCTGCGGAACGTGTGTAATTTTGTACAGCGGCGAACAACGACAGCGCCGGTGACACATGTTCCAGATCAAGAGAACGTGCAGAACGATTCCTGCCGCTCATGTGAATTTTTTGTGTCGCGGAAACGAGAGGTGTGTCAGGATTACCGCTTACCTTCGGGGGGTCCCCCACATGGCGAACGTCTTGCCCTTCCCGAATCATGCCCTGACGTCCTCGAGCGGATACAGATCAGGACGCAGCTCAGATCGGGAGACACCAGAAATCCGCTCGACCTCGAGCACGCGCAAGGGCGGCACCTCATCCCATTGGGCCACGGCCTGCTTGGTGATGTTGAGCGAGGCAGCGAGCTTCGTGAGCCCGCCGGCTGCGGTGATGGCACGTTCCAATGGGGTTTCTGACATGGGCGAGATGTCAAGCACGGCTTCACAGGAAAGTCAAGTCCCCCTTCATTTACAGCGTCAAGCGACACTTTATCATGTGGACATGACGCTCGGAACTCTGATCAAGAAGGCCCGCGTGGCGCGCGGAATGAGCCTTGAAGCGCTCGGCGAGCGGCTGGGCGTGTCCCGGCAACTCGTCTGGCAATGGGAAAAGGGCGAATCCGACCCGAGAAAGCACATTTTGGCGCTGTCTCAGCACCTCGAAATGCCTGTGGACTATTTTTATGGTCCGAAGCGGTCGCCCAGCCTCCTGGCCGCCAAGATCGGGAACCTCACCGAGGATCAGCAGGATCTGATCGAAATGATGGTGGAAAAGCTCCTGCAGCAGACCGAGCAGGAGCCCTCGCGTAAAACCGATGTGAAGTAGCGCTTGACAGACATGTGAAGGCGTGCTTGACTGATCTCCATCCAAGGAGATCACCGCATGTCAATTCACTGCTCCGCTCCCTCTATAACACCTGACCGCATGGTCTATTTCGTGCTGTGCGATTATCGCTCCGGCCTCGCATGGGCCGAGCGTGACGCCAGCCGCGTCAACCTGGCCGACACCGTCACTGACATCCACTCCGGCGAACTCCCGAACGTCAAGCAGGTCATCGAGATCAACATCGCCGAGGTCATCTCGCGCGACGTCACCGAGGACGTGCTGAAGGCGGCCGGCAGGTGGACCGAGGACGCGCCGCCGCTCACCGGGCAGGATGCGATCGACTGGCAGCACGACCACGTGAGGGGATTGCATCATGCGTGAGCAGCGGGACGCCATCGACATCGTCGCCATCTTCCTGCCGGTCGCGGTTCAGGCCGTTGTCTCAGCCTTCGCGTTCGGCGTCGCAGCCCTCTGGATCCTCATCGCAGCGGGGCGCATCTGATGAACGACCGCCAGAGCCAGCACCCGTCGTTCACGCTCACCGAATCCGACGCAGCCTATTTCGGCCGGATACCCGCCGCGTTCCTCAAGCCGCTCAAACTGCTGCACCACGAGAAGATGAACTATCGCGAGATCGCGCGGCAGACCGAGCTCCCCGCCGGAACCGTCAAGAGCCGGATATTCCGCGCCCGCGAGATCATCCGGCAACTGCGCGCCGAGGATGCCGCCCGCAACGAGACGTGGCAGGAGCCTGTGTTTCAATGAAGATCACCCAGCCAGGAATTTACCGCGGCATCGACACGGCGGACTATTTTGCTGACCCATGTCCGCAGCCGTCGCTGTCGCAGTCGCTGTGCAAGATTTTGCTTGAGCGCTCGATGGGAAAGGTCAAGGAGAGCCATCCGAGGCTGGCCGCGCCCGTCGACGAGGACGACGAAGCCGAAAAATACGTCAAGGCGCAAGCGATCGGAAATGCGGCACACAAATTGATGATCGGTCGTGGCAAGGAGATCGAGATCATCCAGTTCGGTGACTTCCGCAAGAATGATGCCAAAGACCTGCGCGATGCGGCGATTGCCGATGGCCGAGTGCCGATCCTTGAGAAGCACTTCGGTGCTGCGGAGCGCATGGTTGCCGCTGCTCGCGATCAGCTTTCGCGCCACAAAGACCGTGACGCCTTCACCGCCGGCGCCGGCGAGGTCGCGCTGATCTGGCAGGACGGCGATATCTGGTGCCGCGCGCTGGTCGACTGGTTGCACGACGATCTTCGCACGGTCGACGACTACAAGACCTCTGGCATGTCGATGGCCCCGCATGTCATCGGGCTGCGCGCGCAAGCGGCGGGCTGGGAAATCCAGGCGGCCTTCATCGAGCGCGGGCTCGATGCGCTGGATCCCGATGGCAGGGGCCGGCGCCTGTTTCGGATCATCGGTCAGGAGCAAGATGGCCTGCCCCACGCGCTGACGTCGATGCACATGGACGAGCACTGGATGACGATGGGCCGGAAGAAGGTTGCGGCCGCGATGGCGAAATGGCGCGTCTCGCTGCGGCTTGATCGCTGGCCGCTGTACGGCAACCAGCCCGTTGTGCCGGAATATCCCGGCTTCAAGGAATCCCAATGGCTCGACCGCGAGATGAGCGGCGAGTTCGAACCCGATCCGAAACTTGTGATGGCAGGCTGATATGACGTTCCAATTCCGTCCCGCAAAGCGCAGCGAAGCCAAGCCGCTGATTGGCCTTTACGCCGAATCCGGCTGCGGCAAGACATGGTCCGCCCTTCTTCTTGCGCGCGGCTTCGTCGGCCCCAGCGGCAAGATCGGCATGATCGACAGCGAAGGCGGGCGCGGTGAGGCCAACGTCGGCCGCGAGCCCGTCGGCGATTACCTAGTTTGCCCGATCCGGGGCAGCTTCTCCCCGAAGGCGTATGGCGAGGCGCTGACCGCAGCAGAGACCGCAGGACTTGACGCGCTGATCGTCGACAGCGCCAGCCACGAATGGGAAGGCGCCGGCGGCGTCCTGTCCATGGCTGCCGAAAACCAGGCCGCCGGCAAAAAGGGTGTTCTCGTCTGGCAACAGCCGAAGATCGAGCACCAGCGTCATTTCATGTTGCGCCTGATGCAGACGCCGATCCCGCTCGTGATTGTCTGCATGCGGGCGAAATACCCGATGCAGCAGATCAAGAACGAATGGGCGCGCTCCACCGTGCTTGAACCGAAACAGGCCGATGACATCCTGTTCGAGATGTTCGTGCACGGCTGGATCGACCAGGACCATAAGCTGCACGTTACCAAATACACCATCCCTGATCTGGCCAGCGTCGTTCGCGATAACGAGCCGATCAGCATCGAAACCGGCCAGCGCCTAGCGGCTTGGGCGCGCGGCGGGACGGCCGCTCCTCCTGTTGACCAGCCCCAGCAGGACGGAGCGGTCGACATCACCGAGGATGTGATGGCTTGGGATTCCAAGCTCGCGACCGCCGCGCTCCAGGGCACGACCTCGTTGCGCGAGACGTGGGCCGCCGTTCCGAAGCCGCTCAAGAAATCGCTTGAGGCCGCGCTGCGCAATCGCCACCAGCCGAATGCGACTGAAGCAGATGCGGGAGCCCCGGCATGATCCCCAGCGCCGCCGCGATCTCCATCATCCTGTTCTGCATCTACAGCTTCAGCGGCTGGGCGAATGGAAGGATTCCGCTATGAGCGAGACATTCGACGACCTGTCGAAGCTTGAGAAGGCGCTGGCA